AAGAAGGATATATTTTTTGATTGTTCCCGCGATTCTGCTATTTTTACTGTTCATTCGCTTGTACCAAGAAAGGACATTACTCGCTATTTCGGTAAACAAGGTCTTTATACTCGAGCGACTGGCTCTTTATTGAGCCGTCATCCTACCTCAGGAGTACTACAAATAAATACTGTTTTTGATGTTACTTTGCAAGATAACTATACCGATTCGTGGGGTAAATATCCATATTTAGGTCCAGTTACTATGGGTACATCTAAGGATCTCACTGTTGATGGGGATTGTGGCTCAATGTTAATATTACATACTCCAAAAGGGCATGTTATTAGCGGTTTTCACAGAGCAGGAAATATTAACAAAGGAATTATTGGAGTTTTAATTTACTCTGATTATTTGGATTTATTATTATCTCAAATTAATTCCTTGGCGGTTTCTGCTGGGACTCCACATTTATTGCCTGAGCACACACAAATTCAGAGTTTGCACCCCAAGTCAGTTTTTAATTTTATACCAGAGGGCTCAGCCCAGGTTATGGGTTCAATCTCATCTTACAAATCTAATACTAAATCACGGGTTTGTCCCACACTTATGCGAGACTGTTTTGTTAAACGTGGATATTCTGTGTCTCACGTTCCTCCTATTTTAAAGGGTTATCAGCCTTATTATCTAGCTGGAATGGATTTAGTTGATCCAATCACCTCATTTGATACATCTTTATTGGCAATTTGTGCAAATAGTTTTTATAATGATATTATTGATATTGTGCCTCAATCTGATATAGAGTTGATGGTTCATAAGTATGATTTGTTCACAGCTATTAATGGCGCTAAGGGAGTGGCGTATGTAGACGGTATTAACCGTTCTACATCTGCTGGTTACCCTTATTGCACCTCAAAAAGAAAATATCTTGTAGATTTACCTCCAGATAGAGGTTTAAGTGAGCCAGTAATGATTAATGATGAAATTAAAGGTGAAATAGACTATTTTCTTGATTCTTATTCCCGTGGAGAGAGAGCACACCCTGTGTTTGTAGGCACTTTGAAGGATGAACCTGTCAGTTTTGAGAAGCGCTCTCTTAGTAAAACCCGTTTATTTGGGTGTGCTCCATTATCTTATGTTTTGATACAAAGGATGTATTTTTTGTCATCTATTAGATTGATGCAAACCCACAAAATGGCTTTTGAAAGTGCCGTCGGTATCATAGCCCAGACTAGAGAGTGGGAGTTGTTTCATAATAAAATGTCGAGATTTAGTAATTGTTTTGCTGGTGATTTTAGTAAATTTGATAAGAAAATGTGTCCTTTGGTTATTTTATTGGCATATGATATTCTTATTAAAATAGCAGAAAGATCAGGTAATTATACTGGAGAGGATATTTCTATTATGCGTGGTATAGCCACTGACACAGCTTACCCTTTTATGCTCTTTAATGGTGATTTTGTTCAATTATTTGGTTCTAATCCTTCTGGTCATTCCTTAACAGTTATTATCAACAGTTTAGTAAATTGTATATATTTGCGATATGTTTTTGTAGTTTTATACAAGGAGAATATTGATAGTGTAGAGTCAGATGATGATATAGTAGTCAAGTTTAAAGGATACGTAGAGGATTTTGTTTATGGGGACGATAATCAGGGGTGTACTAAGGCCGAATGGTTTAATTTTAAAAATATACAAAGAGCCTTTGCTAGTGTAGGCATTAAATACACTCCTCCCACTAAAGATGATAGTGATTATAATTTTGTAACTATTGATGAAATAGATTTCCTTAAACGATCCTACAAATATGATTCTGATTTGGATGCTGTTGTGGCTCCTTTAACCCATGAATCTATAAATCGAATGTTGACCACTTGGGTCGCGTCTGATACTATTTCTCCTGAGGCACAAGCTGTGGATGTAATGTCATCGGCAATTCGAGAGTATTTTTTCTATGGTAAAGATATTTTTGAAGAGAAACGTAAGATGTTTATCGATGTGTTTAAAGAATTAAGTCTTGAACATTGTATTAACACCACTGTTTTACCAACTTATGATATGTTAAGGGAACGGTATGAGGAGGCGTCTCAAAAGGTTTTGTCTAGGTTACCAAATCATTCTTTTGGATTTACCTATAAGGAACAAAGTGGTGTTTTAGTGGTCTCCGCCGCTACACCTATGTGGGCTTTTGTTGCTAGTGATATGCAACAATTAATTTATATAATTTGTTTTTTCATATATTATTTTATTTTCTCTGCATATTTTATTCGTGGTGTTGTGTATTATTACTTTGGTATGCTACATCCTCGGGAAGTATGGCAATTAAAGTTGTTTCCTTTATTTTTGATGATTCATATTTTACAATTTGAGGAGGCTATTTTAATGCTTTACATTCTAAACAAAGTTCGTGTGCTTTAAGCACATTTTGGGCTTTTGATATTAAGTCCATAAAACCAAAAAATATCCGTTAATTGTAGTTACTGCCTTAATCATATTTAACATTATTATCCTAAAGAAAGAGGAGAATGGACAATTGACGTATCCGCCTGGGCGTGCCCCTAAGATGTTTTTTAACACAGAGTTTAGATCCTATTATTATATATAGAGGTGGAGCTCGAATCGGATAATAATGGTTTCATAAATTATTGAGTCGTTATTATGGGACTAAATTGACTTACTAAAATTCAAGCTTTTCATCCGGGTGATGACCCGGACACCCCCCCTTTGGTCGAGGTAGTGGATTTGCCTCGTCCCGGAAATGATTTTACTGAGCAATCGGGTAAAATGGATTCCGTTATGGCCAGTTCTTCAACAGAAGCAACTGGCGAAACTGAAGTTATAGTAGACTTTGATAATAATGTAGCTGGTGAAGCTTTAAACTTACCAGAAACTATACAATCAGAGCGAACTACATCTTCAGCTGGTTCTGAGATAGAAAAATTTCTAAAACGACCTGTTAATATTTTTACTTATACTTGGCCACTTGCTGGCTCGGTTCCTGTCGTTATTGATCCTTGGTTTCTATTTTTTAACCACCC